GTACAATCCCATGGCAGATTTTTCATCTGTTCATAGAGATATATTCCTAATGGTCTAATAGCTGCTTGAATTAAACGTGAAGGGTTAGCCACAGCCCGAAGTTTCAGGCCAGGCTCTTGGATAAAGCCTATTCTTCCAACCAAAGGAGGAACATTCCTTTTCCAATAACCCCAACCACCCTCAATATCTGCCATAACTTCTTGGCATAAATTTCTGAGTGGAATCACGCTTTCTTCCTTTCTTTCAAAAAGTTGGTTAAACCATTCCCAGGCAATATCAAGTGTTTCCTCACCCTCAGGTGCGGAACTACCGTCAATACGCGGTTCTCTTTTTGAAGAGGATACCGGGAGGTCCAAAAGGGATGGTGGTTTAGGCAGTTTAGAACAAGGAATTAGGATATAAGAAGCTCTCTCAATCAATTCGAGAATATCACGATCGATTGGGGGGTCATCTGTTTCCACGCTCTTAAGGAATTTTTCCTCTTGAGCTTCAAGGAGGTGATCAGCATAGTACAGGGTATAAATACCCATTAATTGTACGATAGCGGAAAACTTCCTATCGGAAAGAGATGAATACTTTTGGAGACCTTTCAGTGGACCCCGGAACATCGTATTTCTACGATTCCGAGCCACATAAGGAGCGATCATAGGCAAACCAGCTTTTGATCGTATCAAGTCAGTTTTAATCGACTTGAGTCTCTTTACAGTATCTTCTATACCACACGAAGAAATCCATACACCAACAAGTGATATGAATGGCTTCGACAAATTCCTCGGTATAGCTAGAGCATCAGCATAAGATAGAGGAGACAGCATATATTTCGTGGAGCTCCCGGGATGATGAATCCTTGTTGCGCTACGGGCGGACCGTTTTAAAGGCTTCGCTTTCATATCTATCGCCTCGATCAGAGTTGAAGGGGTTTGTTGTTGTACTCATTAGTGAGCATGAATAGTATATCCAAAGAAGGAGAATAAAATCTCTCCACGCAATTCTGAGATCGTTGAAGAAAGATCAGATTGAGCTTTCTCGCTGTATATTTTACAGCGATTAAGATCTTCTCTGACTTTTACTAGGTCTCTGGTTAAAGAACTGATCTTAGACTCCAGATCCTGTATAGTCATCTCAGACTCAATACGTTCATCTATGTAGGCTTGTAAGTAATTATCGACGTGTGCGATCCGGATTTTATCCGTTAAAGCAGGTGTCGGTGTCTTACTGTAGAGTTGTAGTAGATAAACGTATAATAGTCTCGAATTGACCATTACAGGTTCTAAGTCTGGAAGATAATCGGAATCTCTACGATCTTTGTATGCATAAGAAACATACGAAGATATACTCGTAGTAAGGGCTTGACAAATACCCTTAAAAGAAACCATAAAATCCTGAGAAATCGGAAGATTAGCAAAGTCTTCAGGTTTCACAAGATCAAGTTCTGCCATGAGATCAAGTACTTTCTTTGATTTCAGAGTTTGCAGTAAATGGATATTATTAATCATGTTCATTTTAAT